TGTTGATCTTGAACCCCAGGGGTTTGGCCAAGATCGTTAAGTCCTAGGTGGCTGGGTGTCTGTATAGCACCTGACCAGGGCAGATAGGTGGGCTCGTCGCCAACAAGGCGGCGGGCCCATCTTCGTTTTCCCGTGAGAAGGACATCCCGTTCGTGGTCCTGAAGCAGGAGGACCTGGTGCCACCTCCGGCCAGCCGCGAGGATCTCCTGAAGCTCCTGGGTCTGGCATGATCGACGAAGGCCCCCTCTGATCCCTAGGACGGACCAGAGGGGGCCTCCGTCATGCCCACAGGCTTCGGGGGCGCCGCCATAGGCTCATGGCCTCCGACCTGTGGGCGGGCGGTCGGGACCGTCGTGAGCCCTGGCCCCCGAAGGGGGACCAGGGTCACCGCCGGGCGTGCGCTCGGTGTGTCGTCTGGCGGGGTGACATATTCTCACCTTGACACATTCGCGCGGTAGTTGGAACCCCACCATCCGTAATTCTGTCATCGGGAGAGAATTTCGGCCACAGTCACTGTCTCCCGGGCCGCCTCCATCCATAGGGGGTGAAGAGGGTTTGTGGTGGGCCCTCTGCGGCTCCGTTCTCCGGCCGCCAGCCTCAACCCCCGGGTTCCCCCTTCCCGGGGGTTGAGTGCTGTCTGGGGTGCTGCTGGGCCGCTCAAGGGGTGACGGAGGATCCGTCCCTTGACCGAGGAGGCATCATGCCTGTCCAGCAGCTCCAGGTTTCCAACCCGTCGGGCGGCGTCGTCGTCGTCACCCCGGACCCCGACAAGCCCAAGTCGTACCTGCGCTTCGAGGGCCAGGGCGACGAGGCTGGCGGTGACATCCAGTTCGTCTCCCGCGACACGGCCCTGCTGGCGCCGTTCGTGAAGGCGGTGCAGCGAGGCGTGCTGGTCATCGACGACGACATCTCGGCGGACCCGGATCTGCTGCGAGTGCTCGGCCACGTCAAGGAACGTCAGCCGCAGGACGAGAAGCCGCTGACCGCGATTCGTGTGGTCAGCGAGTGGGACGAGTCCGACGAGTCCTACAAGGCCGTCGACAAGCCCCTCCGTGTCGTCATCGAACCCCTCTTCAAGGCGTGAGTCACATGAGCATGAGCGATCACGAGCGGGCGCTGCTGGTCACCGGCACGCTCGACACATCCGGCGTCGGCGGCAGCCCGTACGCGAACCTCGACCATGTGGCCGTCGCCTTCGGCGCCGAGGTCTTCGAGGGGGACCACATCCCCCAGGAGACGCCTGTCAAGACAGAGCCCGAGCCGGAGCAGAAGGCGGCCGAAAACGGTCCCTCTGGGCCGGTGACGGAGCCCGAGGCCGAGGCCAAGGTCGAGGAGAAGCCCTCCACGGCCGCCCGCGCCAAGCGTGCCCCGGCCAAGAAGGCGCAGGCGCCTGCGCCTGCTGACAAGTAAAGGAGCGGGCTGCGATGGCCGCGACTGATCAGACCAGCACTTACCAGACCGACGGTTCGATCGGTACCAAGGGTCAGCCGGGCGCTGCTCCCAGCCCGGTCTCGCAGCCCGAAACCAACGGTGCAGGCGCAGTTGACGCCCGTGGCTGGGCGGCGACGTCGACTGCGATCTCGGGTACCAAGGAGACCACGGTCTCCACGGTGATCGACAAGCAGCAGCCGTACAAGGCGCCGTCGGCTCCTCCGGCGGCTGCGAACGCGGACACCACGAAGACGGACTCGCCGGTTGGCAACGGGCTCACTCAGCCCATCAACCCGCTCTTCTTGATGTCCGGCACCCAGGACACCGCAGCGTTCGGCGCCGTCCCGGCCGGTACCACGACTGTGCCGGTCGCCCCGGCCGCGCCCACGGCCGTCGCTGGGGACCGGTCCATCACGGTGTCCTGGACGCCGGTCTCCAACCCGGGTGCGGACGCCAAGGTGACCCAGTACGTCATCGAGTCGGACACCGGCGGCCACGTCTACGCGCCCGCCAACGTGACCAGCTGGCGGTTCGACAACGTGAAGGGCGGCCAGTCGTACAAGTTCCGCGTGGCGGCCGTGAACAGGAACGGCGACGGCGCGTTCAGCCCGTTCTCGGCGGCGGCCGTCGCTCCGAACAACGAGGACGAGGTCCGTCCGGTGGCGCTGTCGTCCAAGAACGTCGCGAACCCGATCTACAACCAGGACGGGTCGATCAAGCAGGGCTCGTACGGGGCGCCGACCGCGCCTGGTAAGCCCACCGTGGCGGCCGGTGCGACGACCACCGCCAACGTGACCTGGACGGCGCCGTCGACCGGACAGCCGTCCGGCGGCTACGACGTCACCGCGTCCACTGGCCAGAAGGTCCACGTCGGCCCGGCCGTCCTGACGGCCAACGTGCCCGGCCTGACGGTGTCGAACGTCATCACGTTCACCGTCACCGCGATCGGCCAGCTGCAGAGCGCCACGTCGACTCCGTCGAACAACTACACCGTGGTCTGATCCCAGCTGGCTGAGCGGCCCCGTCCCACGACTCCGGGACGGGGCCGCTTGCTGTTCACGCCCGCCTCCCGGCCGCCAAGGGGCGAAGGCGACACGAGGAGAGGGCGGCGATGTCCGGTACGACACCACGGCTGGGGCTGAAGACGTGGGATCAGTCCGATCCCTTCCTCCGCCAAGATTTCAATGACAACAACGGCAAGATCGACGCCTACCCGGGCACCTATGTCTGCACGTCCGGCTCCCGGCCCGCCTGGGGCGGTGCTCAGACCGGCCTGCGCATCTACGAGACCGACACCCGGCGCGAGTTGGTGTGGACGGGCACCGCGTGGCGGGCGCTCCTCGACGCAGCGCCGGTGTGGACCGGGTACGTGCAGCCCAACGCCGCGATGGGCAAGGACACGCATGTCTACTACAAGATGGCCACCTTCACGGTGAACCGGCCTGGTGCGCTCCTGGTGCACCTGGAGGTCGAGTTCCAGTGCCAGTCCATTTACACGGCGAACGTCGCAGCACGTCCGCAGGTCGACGGCAGTGACTCCCAGATCGGCAGCACCTCGTCGTACATGCGCGTGCAGCAGACGAACACCTCCGGTGCGGGCTGGTCGCGGCACTACATGATGGGGGCTGACGGCCTGCGCACGGTCGGGGTGGGCAGTCACAACTTCGGCATCCACTTCTACACGACCCCGACGTCGACCACGTCGACGGTGTCGGTGAGCCTGGCGTCGGTGCGTGGCTGGGCGATGCTCGTCAACTCGCAGGACACGTGATGGCGGCCGACGAGTACACCGACCGGGCCTATATCTCCCGCTACGCGGCGGGGGACTTCGGCCTGCAGGTCATGCGTGACGGCGCGCCCGGCGACGCCGACGCTGCCGTCACGGTGGCGCTCCTGCATGACGACGATGCCCAGACGTCGGTGTTCTCCCGCGCGGCCGACCACCCGGGCGTCGGCCAGTACACGGTGCGCCTGTCGTCCAAGGAGACGGCCGCTCCAGGCCCGTATGTCCTGGTGTGGACGTACACCGTGGCTGGGTCCGAGGAGGAGTGGCGGTTCTGGCTGGAGGTCGGCAAGGCGGCCCCGGAGTACGACCGGCTGGCCGACTCGATGAAGGGGGTGATCGAGCAGACATGGAACCGGTTCAGCGACCTGTTCGACTACGCCACCGAAGGCCCGCACCTGCAGACGTACGTCCAGTCCAACTTCGGCCGGAACCGCCTCGCGCAGCTGCTGCGGATCGCCGTTGGCCGCCTCAATACGGCCGCCCAGCCGTACCAGACGTACACGATCGACGGTGACGGCGGCGCCAGCTTCCCGGTGGACAAGTGGGGCTCTCTGCTGGAGTCCTCGCTGTATGTGGAGTGCCTGCGGCACCTGATGCGCTCGTACGTCGAGCAGCCCGAGGTGCAGTCCGGCTCCGGTGTCTCGCGGCTGGACCGGCGGGACTACATGGACCGCTGGGGCGTGATCCTGCAGGGCGAGCAGGAGGTCCTGAAGTCCCAGCTTGACACCTTCAAGATCGCCCACATGGGGCTCGGCACCGCCCGGGTCCTCGTGAGTGGCGGGGCCTATGGACGTTGGGGGCCCACCCGGCTGCCGCTGTCCGAGGCCGCGCGTCCGAGGTGGCTCACCCGTTTCTACTGATCGGTAACAAGGAGGGGCCATGTCCGGTGGCGCCCAAGAAGGTCCTGCACCGTCTGTCGAGTTTGACCTGGACAACGTCGAGGTCAACCAGGTCGTGTGCACGCACCGAGTCTGCGGCCACGGTCATGTCGTGGTCTCTCTCTACGAAGCCGAGAAGTTCCGGATCCTGCACATCTGCCCTGGCCGTTCCACCTGATCGGAGAACCCCGTGTACAGCGTCACCCTCAAGGCCGGTCTGGTCGACGTCGTGCTGCCCAACGGCAACCGTTACCAGGGCGGCGACGTCGTCATCCTCTCGGCCGCCCAGTACGGGCAGATCCCGGCGGCCACGCGGACGGCCGTGTTCTCGGCCCAGAGCGTCGTCCCCGTCCCGGCGAGCTGATGAAGACGACTCGGGGGACGTACGTCCGCACCCAGCAGAACTGGGCCGTCGAGCAGGAGCGCCAGCGGCACGACCAGGCGCTGTGGATGATGGGTGAGAACACCCTGTTCTGCCTGCTGTGGACGGCGCGCGACCACGATGCCGGGCTCGTCGGCCTGTGCACGGTGTGCGCGTCCGACCGCATCTCCAAGGCGTACGGGCAGGCGACGCGGAACAAGTGCCCCTCCTGCTTCGGTACGCGCTTTGAGGGCGGCTACCGCGCGCTCATCGTGCGCCCGGCCATCTTCACGGACGCCGACGACGGCCAGAGCTTCACCGCCCGGGGCGTCGTCTCGCCGCAGGAGGTCCACATGGAGACCACCAGCGACTTCCGCGTCCACGGCGGCGACTACGCCATGCGCGCCACCGGCGAGCGCCTGCAGCTGCGGACCCCGCAGCGCACCACGCTGCGCACCGGCTTCGGGACCCCGCACCAGAGGGACGACGGGACGGCGTACAACCTGACCCGGGCGGCCGTCGAGGACGAGGACTCCGTGGCCTACACGATCCCGCCGAACCCCAGCGACCTCATCGCCATCCTGTCCCGGTTTGGGTCAACTCCTCCCAGTTTCGCCGACATAGAAGTAATTCGGGCTCCGCTGATTCCGCTGTACGAGCGAGACTGAGCCACGTACTGGGAGAGGTGTAACAAGCGCCTCGGGTGCGTCGTCCAGTAGTGCATGGAACCAACGCCTGATCAAGAAGAAGACGGCCGTGGGGACTTCCGTCCCCTCACCGACGAAGAACTGGAAAAGCGGCTGGTCTACGTGCTGAACCTCATGCCGGACCAGCTGCCGGAAGACGAAGCCACAACCACCACACCAAGGGGTACCGCCATGCCCACAGAGGACTACGACCTCACCTTCCGCGATGACGTCACCGTCGGATTGGTCAAGGCCGCTGCCGACGACGCCGACGTCATCTTCGCCGCTCGTGTCTCCACCGCCGGGGAGATGTCCCTGCGGGAGATCCGCAAGGACCCCGAGAAGTCCAAGGGCCTGATCAACTATCTGATGCGGGACCGGCACGGCTCGCCGTTCGAGCACAACTCGATGACGTTCTTCGTGCAGGCCCCGATCTTCGTCTTCCGCGAGTTCATGCGCCACAGGGTCGGGTTCAGCTACAACGAGGAGAGCGGAAGGTACCGCGAGCTGGAGCCGGTGTTCTACGTGCCGGGACCGGACCGCAAGCTCGTCCAGAAAGGGAAGCCCGGGAAATACGAGTTCGTCAAGGGCACCGTCGAGCAGGCCGACGAGACCTACGCGCAGATGACCCTCGCCTACCAGGAGGCGTACGACAGCTACCAGGGCATGCTGAAGGCGGGCGTCGCCCGTGAGGTCGCTCGCTCTGTCCTGCCGGTGGGCCTGTTCTCGTCGATGTACGTGACTACGAATGCCCGAGCCCTCATGCACTTCCTGTCTCTGCGTACCACCCATCCTGACGCCAAGGTCAAGAGCTACCCACAGCGCGAGATCGAGATGGTTGCCGAGCAGATGGAAGCAGAGTGGGCCCGGCTCATGCCGATCACCTACGAGGCGTTCAACAAGAACGGTCGGGTGGCACCGTGAGTTCTGGTGCCAATAGACGCCTTACGGTCATCGGCAGGGTGAGCGACTGGGAGGTCCGCTTCTGGTCGAAGGTGGATCGGGACGGCCCTCGAATACTGGACGGACCTTGCTGGGTCTGGGGTGCGGCTACTGACTCAAACGGATACGGAGTCTTCCGCCTCAACGGGCATTCTCGCCGCACGCACCCGGTGTCCTGGGAGCTGCACAACGGGGAACCTGTGCCTCTCGGCCTGGTCGTTCGACACAGATGCGACCACCCGCCGTGCGTGAACCCGCACCATCTCTTGGCTGGCACTCACGCCGACAACGTGGCCGACAAGGTGCTGAGAGGGAGGGCCGCCAACCAGAACACCAGGAAGACGCACTGCAAGGCCGGACATAAGTTGGCGGGCGAGAACGTG